CAAGTTTGAGACAGCAAAATGCGCCATCAGATTCACCAAATCGCAGGCCGTAGAGCTGGCGGATGACCTTGATATCTACAAGCTCCCGGAAGAGTACCTGCGCTACAAGGAACCGGAAGTGAACAAAGCGGCGTTAAAAGCCGACCTGAAGGCGGGTAAAACCGTTGACGGTGTGACGCTGGTGACGAGAGAGAATATCAACATTAAATAGGAGGGAATCATGGGCGTACCTGTTTTAATACTCGGCGAATCCGGGTCCGGCAAGTCCTGCAGCCTCCGGAATTTTTCGCCAGATGACCTTGGCATATTTAACGTGGCATCGAAACCGCTGCCGTTCCGGAAGAAAATGCGGATGCTGAACGATGCGAAATATCAGGAGATTATGGCTATCCTGATTAAAAACCAAAGCAAGTGTTATGTAATTGATGATGCCCAGTACCTGATGGCGTTCAGTTTGTTCGACCGTGCGAACGAAGTCGGTTATAAGAAGTTTACCGATGCGGCCGTGGATTTTTACAACCTGGTGCAGACCGTCATCCGGCTGACGTCTCCGGACACTATCGTTTATTTCCTCCAGCACGTTGAGAGGGACGACTCCGGCCGGATCAAGGCGAAGACCGCCGGGAAAATGTTGGATAATCAGCTGACGCTGGAGGGGCTGTTCAGTATCGTGCTGTTATGTGAGGCCAAGGGAGAGGAACATTACTTTATTACCCAGAGCGACGGAACCAATACGGCAAAATCACCTATGGGGATGTTCGACTCACTGAAAATCGACAATGACCTGAAGGCCGTGAACGATGTGATCCGGAAGTATTACGAATTTGATAAGGAGGCCGGGGAATGAGCGAATATCCAGATATCCAGCCAAAAGATACATACTTTAATGGCGTATGGTATCAAAGTAAACTGGAGGCGCAATGGGCTGTATTCTTTTCAGCTGCCAACATCGTATGCCAAAGCCAACCTGGTACATTCCCTAAAATTGGCGGAGGTGGATACAAACCAGACTTTTATCTTCCACAATTCGATTTATATGTCGAAGTAAAACGCAATACACCTCAAGGAATTCAGGAAATCTATGACAGGTGCGAAAAGGCCATTTATTGGGGCAGCAATATTAAACAGATACTAATTCTCTCAAATGTGCCAATTGGGCACAGTCCTGATGGCGGAATATGGCATTTCCCAATAATTTATTGGAAGGCAAATGGGGTTGAATGGGGATGGTGGTTTTTCTTCGATGGTTACCACGAAGAAATCGGAGAATTTGTAACGGGAAAGATAGCTGGAATGGCATATCAAAAACCGCCCAAGCATCTCTCTCTCGGCAGGGAATGTAAAGAAAGTATAAGCCCCATTAGCGACCACGAATTAAGAAAACGCTGGCCATATAATGCGAAATACACACAAGAAGATGTCAATATGTGGATTAACATTCAAGAAGGCGATAATAAATACACCTTTAAAGCATTGGACAAAGCAAATAAAGCATGGTTCGGCAAATACGGACAGCCGGATACAAAATCAGTTTTTGAAGAGGAGAATGAATAATGATTAAAAAATTTGGTAATTACGAAAACGTGAAAGCATATGGAAGTTTTGAACAACTGCCGAAGGGCGCTTACATCTTGGAGATCCTCAACGCGGAAGTCGGGGAAAACCAATACGGTCAGTATGTGAAAATCAGCTGCGATGTGGCGGAAGGTGAATACAAGGATTACTTCCGGAACGATTACAAGAGCCAGCAGGGCGAGGATAAGAAATGGCATTGCAATTATCTGCTGAATGTACCGAACGAAGACGGAACGGATCGGGCCGAATGGACTGCCCGCAGGTTCAAAACCGTCATCGCTGCCATTGAGGATTCTAACCCCGGCTATCATTTCGACTGGGATGAATCCAAGTTTAAGGGCAAAAAGATTGGCGGCCTGTTCAACATCCGGGAGTATCAGAAGAACAATGGCGAAATCGGTCAGGCCACTAACCTGGCGCAGCTGGTTCCGGTGGAAGTCATCAAAACCGGGAAGTTCAGAATCCCCAAAGACAAGACGCTGGCTTCCGTTCCGCCTCCGGACAGAAAATTGCCTCCACTCCCGCCGGTGGATGATGACTGTCCCTTTTAATGAATAATTTCGATGTGGATGCTGCTCTCAAATCTGCCATGATTTTGGTGGACACCAGGGAGCAGCATACCCAATTATTTGACAGGCGCATGGATATGGTCGGATATCCCTATGTTCGCCATAAACTTAACTGCGGCGACTATTCCATAAAATGCACACTTCCCGACGGTAACGAGTTCAGCCTGGCGGATCAGTGCGTCATAGAGCGCAAATGTTCCCTGGATGAATTGTGTATGTGTTTCGGTTCCCAGCGTAAACGATTCGAGCGCGAATTTGAGCGGGCACGGGACAGTGACTGCCGGATCTATTTACTGGTGGAGGATGCATCGTGGGAAAAAATACTGGGCGGGAAATACCGCAGCAAGTTTACGCCGGCAGCGTTGACGGCCTCCATATTAGCCTGGATGGCACGATATGATCTGAAAATTATTTTCTGTTCGCAGCTGTCAACGGGGTTGATGATCCGGAACATCCTGTACCGGGAACTGAAAGAGAGGTTGTCTGATGAATGAAAAGGGCAGCCAGAATTTTATAAAGCTGGATAGGAAGATATTGGACAACGACATTATGAAAGACCCGCTGTCATTCCAGCTTTTCGTATATTGCATCCTGCGAGCGGAATGGCAGACGGTAGATGACAAAGGGGTGACAGTTCCCAGAGGTTCTTTTATGACAACCATACGGGAAATCGCGTCAGACCTGGGCTGTACATACATAAACGTAAAGACAAGATTACGCAATCTGTCCAGGTATGAGTCCGGGTATCTGTCCAAGTTAAAAATTGGCAGAAGGCTGATGGTTACTGTGATTAACTACAACAAATGGCAGGGAGCTGTCCAAGTTGGTGCCCCAGTTGGTGTCCCGAAAAATGCATCTCTTCCTATTAAAAGAAAAGAATACAAGAAGGAGGTACAAGAACCACAATGGGAAACTTAAGGATTAACGAGACAGAGATACGGAAAACAATAAACACTATGAAAGCTCCGGGGCAGATATTTGAGGTTCGCATCATCCTGGAAGACAAAACGACATACAGCGGTTACTTCCGAGACGTGGAAACGCTGCTGGATCACCTGCATAAGGTGCCCGTTGCGGAAGGGAACGTATACCTGCTGCTGAACCGGTTGAATGAGTCCTGCGAAAGCCGTACACAGTTTGGCAAATTTGTGCGGAACGTGAAGACGGCCACTAAAGACTCCGACATTGTCGGTTATGAATGGCTGCTGATTGATTTGGATCCGGAACGGAGTGAGGGCATCAGCTCCAGCGATGACGAAATTGAACTGGCACACAAAAAGGCCCAGGAGATTTTCACATTCTTAAAAGGTTACGGGTTTGAGGATCCGGTTGTCGGCTTTTCCGGTAATGGTTACCACTTACTGTATCGGGTAGCGATTGATGTTAGCGCAAAGGATGACATTAAGAAGTTTTTAAACGTGCTGGATGCCATGTTCAGCACCAAAGAATTGAAAGTTGATACTGTCAACTTTAATCCTGCCCGCGTCTGTAAGTTGTATGGGACGTTGGCAATGAAGGGCAGGGATAACCCAGACGGTGGACGGCCGCACCGGATGAGCTGCATTGAATATCAGCCGGCAGAAATTAAGCCTACTAAAATTGCATATCTGCGAGAGGTCAATGCAATTATCCCGGATGAACCGGAAATAAAACATTACAACAACTATAACCCGAAAGAATTTGATCTGGATGAATGGCTGCGGAAGTATGGCATCGGGTTCCAGAAGGTGCAGTCCGGCAGCGCCACAAAATATATCCTGGATAAATGCCCTTTTGATGATAACCATAAGGGAAAAGATGCTTGTTTGTTCGTAAGCGCGAACGGTGCCATCGGTTTCCATTGCTTCCATAACTCCTGTGCTGATAAAAAATGGCAGGACTTCCGGAAGATGTACGAACCGGATGCCTATGAAAAGAAACAAGAGCACACCGATGATTTATTATATGGGCATTTTAATACCGGAAAAATTAAGCACACCGTGGAGCCTCCGATCGGGAGCGCTGTCTTCCTGAATGCTATGGATATTCTCAATATTGAGGAACCGGAAGAGGAATTCATTCCCACCGGCATTTACTGGGTAGATAAAAAAATGCGCGGGCTGAAGAAAACGGGTGTAACTGTGGTATCCGGCTCCAGAGGCGCTGCCAAGTCGACATTACTTACCCAGCTGTGTGCCAATGTTGTTGATGCCGGATACAAGGTGGCAATGTATTCCGGGGAAATGAAAAATAAAAACCTGCTCCGGTGGATGAACCTGCAGATAGCCGGGAAGGCCTGCATTGAAGCTACCCAGTACGATAATTACTTCGTGGTATCCAAGGAGAACCAGAGAATCATTGCGGAGTGGCTGGGTGATAACTTCTGGCTGTATGACAACCAATACGGGAACGATTGCGCCAGGGTAATCGACCAGCTGGAGAAAGTTATCCAGGATAAACACATCGACTTGGTGGTGATGGATAATCTGATGGCACTGGATATCAATAATCTGGGGCGGGATAAATGGGAATCACAAAAGGAATTTGTATGGCAGCTGCATGAGCTGGCCCTCCAGAGTAATACCCATATCATTTTTGTTGCCCATCCCCGGAAGCCGAATGGGTTCCTGCGACTGGATGATATCTCCGGCACAGCCGATATTGCCAATGCTGTCGATAACGCCTTTATCGTGCACAGGGTAAATGAAGATTTTAAAACATCGGCTATCAAATATATTTCCGGCAAAACAAGGGAAGAAATATTTGCGGCCACCAACTGCATTGAAATAGCCAAGGACAGAGACAGCGGAAATCAAGATGTGTATATCCCGTTATATTACGAAAAGGAAAGCAAACGGTTGCAGAACTATCGTGGCGAAACGAAGGTGTACAAATGCGAACTGATTCAGGAAAATCCGTTTTAAGCAAAGTATCGCAGCGGATATATGCGGATACATTTTATGAGGTAAGTCCGGAAGACTCCGACATATGGCTGGACGTGTTAATGCTGGCAGATGTTTATGATCCGAATCTCGCCAGCATCCTCCAGTACCTGCGGAACACCGGCACGAAGCTGGAGAGGGATGACAAGTTCGGATACCGTCTGGTGCCATATGTTGGTAAGGAAGGCTGGGAGTCGTTGGCGCAATATAAACAGGAAGTGGAGTACCTGAAGCCCTACCGCACCCAGCTGGTGATGATACTTAAGAAGTTAGGAGGTAAATTATGAAAAAGTTGATAACAGACGAAATGGCAATAAGTTCATACAATACGTTGCGTAAATATTGTTATACAACGAATTGCAGTAAATGTGTTTTTGGCGACAAGCAAATGATTAAATGTACGTTAACTCCAGGCCCTGGTCTTAATAATGGTTTTTATGGCGTCACGGTAGAAAATAATACACAAGGCACTATTAAAAAGAATATGAGGTGTAAATTATGCTGACACATAAACAACGGGCAGGCAAGCGGAAGGCCAGGCTGAAGCAAGAGCAGGAAAAGAATAACTCCATTGCAGCGGGGTGGAGATTGGTATTAAAAGCCGTCAATGATAGTTTGATAATATCTGCCGCTGCCTTACATGACGAATTTGGATTTAGCAACCAAAGATTAAAAAGGTATCTGAATCGGTTTGAAACCATTTTTGATACCTGTATCGAACCTGGTGAGGAATTGGATGTGGATAATATCCTAAAGGTGTTGCAGGAAGAGGACGGGATTAAGCGTGAAATTTTCCCGGAGTACAAGTTTGGGGGTATTGTGAAAGATGTATAAGCTGGTCATTACCACGGGAGCGGGTCCGAGTAAAAAGGTAGAGAGCAAAGGGTTCTGGATGACCACGGCGGGGTTGAGTTCCGCCGAAGAGGAATTTGAGCAGGCGAAAATCCGCCAGGATGTTATGAAGCTGCAGTTGTGGCGTCAGGATATCCACGGCACGAAGGAACTGAAGAGGTGGGAACGGCATGGCTGATTGGTGGAAGTGGGAAGCAATTAACTTATTTGTGTTTTGGAGTTGGTACGATGAAAGATAAGCTGATATTGTTCGCAGTATTCTGGCAAACATTGAACTGTAGCGCCTATTGTCATACCGGCAACCCAACGGCTTCCGGAGTGATGCCAAAGGTGGGCATGGCTGCTGCGGATCACTTACCGTTCGGCAGCCGGGTGACTCTTCCGGACGGACGGATCCTGACCATCACGGACCGGTTCGGCGGGAACTATTCCGACCGCCTGGATATCTTTATGGACAGCGAAGCGGCTTGCTGGCAGTTTGGAAGGAGGTGGTTGAAGTGCAAGATAGAGACACCAAATTAAAACCCTGCCCATTCTGTGGCGGGGAACCGACGGAAATAATCAGAAAAGGAAAAGATGGTTGGCGAGATAGATATTCAGTGTTATGTGACTATGAACACGGTGGTTGTGGTGCAGAAAGTGGTTGGTATCATTACAGAACCGAAGCAATCGAAGCATGGAACAAAAGGGTGGTGGCAGAATGAAATGTCCATACTGTGATAACGGAACAACACATATTCCTATCGATTGGGAAACCGCAAGTTTTGACGAAGATACCTGTCCACATTGTCAAGGAAGTGGGTATATTAAGCAGACCAACGAAGAATACCTGCGTTCCTGCACAAGGGAAGAGTTGGCAGAAGAACTACTTGACCATTTTATGTGGGGAACAACAGTTAACGCAGAAGAATGTTTTACGAAAGAATATATAAGCAGGATTAAAAAACACATTATGGAGTGGTTAAAGGAGGTACACAATGATGGAAAACATTGAGGATTTAAAAAACGAAATCATCGTCCTGCGGCAGCGAATCGTGGAACTGGAACGGGAAGTGAACGAGCTGCATGAACGCGAGAACGCCCACATATTGGCGACCGCAATGCGGGAACGGATTAACGGAGTAGCAAAATGAACATGGATATATTACTGGCGGTCGGGATGCTGATCGGGTTCTGGTGCGCGGTGATATTCATTTATAGGTGGTGGTAATGGGGTGGTGCCGATGGGTCGGAAAAAGAAAGTTACTGAAGATGCGAGGCGGTTGCTGGGAGTTGTATGGGAAGCCCAGAAGGAAATCGACCGCCTCAATAACCTGAAGGAAAAACTGAAGAGCCAGGCGGAAAAGGTTACAACTACTTACAGCGATATGCCGCCCGGGGGACATAATCCCTCCAGCCGGAGCGACACCTATGACAAGCTCATTGACACGGAGAACAAGATAGGGGAAGCTGTCCACCGTTGGTGCAATGCCATAGCGGAAGTGCAGACGGTATTGTCCTGGGTGGAAGATGGCAGGGAACGGCTCGTCCTGGAGTACCGTTACGTCAACTGTGAAGACTGGATCACCATATCATTCCGCCTCAATTATTCCGTCCAGCATATATATCGCATCCACGGAGTGGCCCTTTATAAACTTGCAATGATGCTGAAAAAAGATGAGAGGAAATGAGAGTAAGAGGTATGCTACTATGTTACTGTGGAATCGTGTAAAACTCCATAGATTACCTCCTTATCTTGGGCGCCGGCTTCCCCTTTCACCGGTGCCCCTTTCTTTTGCAACCATTAGCAGGATGGGTACCATTGGCGCATAGGACTATTTTTTGCGGTGTTACCGTGGGCGGGAGCAGCGTCAATACTGTGCTAAATTGTGCGAAAATTGAGGTAAATAGGGGGTACTCTGGGGATAATTCCGGGGGTCCCGGGCTGCATTCGACGTT